TTAATCATTATTCAACACTCCAATAATTTTATTGACAACTTGTTCGGGAGATAAATTAGAAGAATCAATAACAATGAATGGCATCTCATATTTCTTACAAAAATCTATCATTTTGGTATAAATCATTTCTGATTTTCTTGCTTTTTCAATATCACTATCATTTTTGTCTCTTTTCTTTAAGCGACTAACAATTACTTCGCTTGGAGCATAAAGAATAACTGTTAACTTAGGCATTCCAAGTTTTTTTATTAACAAATCATATATTTCAGCGTTATCTTCTGTGCCGCTCCAAGCGTAATTAGAAGCAAAATGTCTATCTGTTACGATATTACAATTTTTGAAAAGTTCATACATATAGATGCTTCCTAATCCGTAAAACCAGGAAGTGAATATTCTGTTTTCGTTCGCGTTCACTTGATCTCTAATTCTTATGTATTCATCAAAAGAATTTTCGCTATCATCAAATAAATAATGAAGAGGTTTTTCAACAAAACGATAATTCAACCTTTTGGCTAAAAGTTCACAAGTTGTTGTTTTTCCAACTCCATCCATACCCTCAATTGATATATGGTTCATCTTTATTAGCCTCCTTTAATTTAATTAATTCATCTAAAGTTCTAGGTTCAAAACCAATAACATCCACTCCTGCGTTATAAGCCGGTTTATCTTTGTAGTAATCTTTAATTTCAGCATAAGCGTGGCCATTTTTAACTGTTTTATTATGTATATGCCCATAAACAAACATTCCTTGGCGATTAAATTCCATCCAATCCATAAGTGGATAATGACAAAGACACACTTTTCTTCCATTATCGTTAATTAACTTAATAAAATCGATTGATTCAAATAGATTTGATAATTGATAATTACTCAAAAATTTTTCATCATGATTCCCAATTATTAGATGTTTCTTTCCTTTCAGTGATTTAATAATGCTGAGCACTTCATCGATATCATTTTCAGCAACATCACCCAAAATAAAAACTTCATCATCTTCTTTTATTTTTGTATTCCATTTTGAAATGATCATTTTTTCATATTCATTAAATGTAAAATTACGCGAGCACTTTTTAAATACGTTCTCATCGCGAAAATGAATATCAGAAATATAATAAATCAACTAATTTGCCCTCCTATTCTTTTCCTCGTTTTTCTTACCTAAAGTAAAATAATCTGCTATTTCAAGATACCCACTTACTCTTCTTATTCTAGTAATATCTTTGCTTCCACATATTGGGCATACATCAAAAGTCCCAGTACAGCCACAAGAATTACAAATATCTTTTGGATAATTAAATCCTAGATAATGTACTCCAGATTTAATTGCAATTTCTATCAACTCATCTAACCCTTCATCATTACCTAAAGGAGCTTCTTGAAGCTCAACATAGGTTATGCATCCACCATTAGTGTAATTATGGAATTTTCCTTCTAACTCTATTTTTTTATAAGCTGGAAGGTTACTATCGACATTGATATGAAATGAATTAGTGTAAAAATCTTTTTCTAAACATGGATGTGTATAAATCTTCTTATCTATTTCGATAAAACGACCACTGATAAGTTCTCCACTAGTTGCAAGTAGAGAAAAATTTAAATGGTATTGTTTAGTTAAACTATCAGTATATTCGCGCATGAATTTAACCAAATCTAGGGCAATTGAATACGTCTTTTCATCAACGTAATATCTTTTACCAGTTAAAATCTCTATTGTCTCACTTAATCCAATAAAACCAAGCGATAAAGTACCGTGCTTAAAAGTTTCTTTTAGCCCTACTTTATTTATATCTTCACACCATAATTTAAATTTCCTATTGGTTGGAAACAAATCAATATCAGAATCACATGTCTTATTAAATCTATCCAATAAAATTTCTTTTGTAATAGATGCGATATCTATCCACTTTTTCTTAAACAAATTTAATTTATTTTCTATAGTTTCTTTTGGAAATTCATTATTTACTTCCAATGCTAATCTTGGAAGGTTTATAGAGATATTATCAATGTTGCTTCTTCCAATAGCACCTTCTTTCCCAAATAAGTCAGAAACGACTCTTGTTCTACAGCCCATGATTGATAATTTGTAAGGATCAGTATCTTTATCAGCCTCACAATCGCATAATAAATAGGTAGGAATCATCTTTTTTGCTGTACATAATAAAGCTTTGCTTAACAAATCAAAATTTGGATCATTTGGAAATATATTAACTCCATCATGAACTTTAAAAACAATGTTAGGTTTATAAACTAAAGCACCAATATTAGCGAAAGTGTCTAAAAAAGTTGTAGTTAGAAAACGACTAAAATCATCTAAACCAAGTCCCATACAAAATGTAACATAATAACTTGTTTGTCCCATTCTTGTATGCATGTTGTTACACCAAAGAATTAATGACCTTATAGATGCTTCAAATAGTTTCTCATTGCCTTTGTAGGAAACCGCTAATTTAGTGAAAATCTTCGCAAAATCAATATCAAAATTAGCAAATGACATACCTCCGCTTTGTTCGTTCCCCATTTTTGCTAGTAATTCTTTAATAAAATCAAAGATTCCTATTATCTTTTCTTCTAAGGTTAGATTTTCAAAATCATGGTATGGGAAACCATCCAATATATCAAATGTTAAACAATTATAAGTAAGACCATAGGCATCCAAATCGTGAATATGAATATATCCCTCTTTGTGAAGTTTTGCCCATTCAGGTTTTATAGTCTCTAGAATTAAATTTTTTTGAGATTTTTCACCTTCGTTATAGACATAACCAACGTAACTTTTTCTATTGGCAGCATTATCATTCTTATTTTGTCTGTTCATTTAATTCACCTCAACTTAATTATTTCTTGATTAGTAGAACCTACGAATGGTTTTGTTGTAGTTTTAAATTCATTCATAAATGGTCCTACTTTGATGTAGTTCAATAATGCGAGTAATTCCTGTGGAACATCAGAGAGCACATGCCCTGTATATAAGCAAATATTGAAATCGGGAAGCAGTTTACAAAATGCAATTAATGAATCAACTTGTAGCAATGGTTCCCCACCGCTTATTGTTAATTTTTTGTTACCGCATTTTTCTCTTAGAAAAGTAGCTAACTCATGAATTTCAACTTTTTTTCCTTTAGAAATTTCCCACGTGCTCTTATTATGGCAATTGCGACATCTCAAGTTGCACCCTTGAAGAAACAAAACTGTCCTATATCCAGGCCCATCACACAAAGAAGGGTTTTCTCTAATCGAGTTAATATAAATAAACTTCATATATTCTTGCCTTCTTTTATAAGTTCTAGAGTTTCGGAAGAATTTAAATTATTAAAAATTTCCATTACTTTATTCGCTTCAAAAATATCTAAAGTCACTAATGCTTTATTTTTACCTTTGACAAAAACGCTTAAAATCTAGTGATTTTTATGATTACTTTTTTCTACTTCCATTCTCTCAATTTGTTCGATAGGGACATATAATTTTTGTTCGTAGTTATTACTTGAGGAAGTATCAACAATAAAATGAGACTGAGTAATGCTCCCTAAATAATATTTTCGCCCTCCTTTTTTAATGATTTTTATAAGTTGTATTGTTAGAGGCAATGTTCCTATAAACGAAGATAAGAAGAATATGCCTACAAGCAAAATGTAAAAATAAAATTCAAAATGGTCTTTGACACATATGGCAGTAATTAAAAAAATTAAACCAATGATAAGAAACATCAAAAATACAACTAGTTTTAAATAATCTTTTCTTAATAGTTTCCTAGAATAAAAATCATATCTAAACGCACTATTAATTCTAGACTTTGTATTATTGTCTAAATGTTTCAAAACAGCATTAAGCGTTTCTTCGTTATTCAGATCAATACTCTCATCTAATAATGCATCAAAAGAAACATCTAATACTTTAGCTAAATCGCGTATATTATCTAACTTTGGTTCGCTTTTGCCGTTTTCCCAATCTGAAACCGATTGTCGGCTTATCCCGTCTTTGCTTGTCTTTGAAAGCTTATATCCTAAACCTTCTTGCGTAAGACCACGTGCTTTTCTTAAGATTCTGATTTTATCAAAAAGCTCCATAATGACCTCCTTCGCAATAATTGTAAATTTTAACCTTACATAAATTCCATCAACTTGAGCCTTGAATTTTGTCAAGCAACACCTTACATATTAAAAATTATAGCATTAATATAACGAAAATTGCTTAAATTCGAGATAATTTCAAAAAAGACCAAGGAATCACTCCTCAGCCTTTATCGTTGTTTCAAATCCTGAATAGAACTTGAATGTTAATGATTTATCTTTATGAACTATTGCTTTTTCTAGGTTGAAATTGAATATCGCTTCATCAAAATCAGTAATGAGTTCACCTTTTTTAAGTGTCTCAATGAAGATATTAAACTTGTTAACTTTTAGTTTGATTTCATTCTTTTTAACAACTAGTGAATTAAGTTCTGCTTCTTTATTTTTATAAATATCTTCAAGTTCTGCATACTTTTTTCGCCAAATCGTTTGATCTTGTTGCGTAGTCGTGTTCATCTTAACGAGTAGTTCAAACTCTTTGTTCATATCTTTAAGTTCATTAGACAATGCTTCTATTTGTTTATCCAAAGACGAAGTATCAAGAGCTTTGCTAACTGCTTCTATAAGATTGATAATAAGAAGGTCTTTGCTCCTAATCATCTCGTTATAAGCTTTAAGAAACATTGACTTCACTTCCTCTTCATCTAGATTTGGCGTCTTGCATTTATTTTTGAACTTAAAGTTACATTGAAGAATTTCCTTTTCGTGAACCGTACCTGAATGCCATTTCTTCTTTCCGTAATATGAACCGCAGTCTTCGCAGATGAGCTTTCCGCTGAAAGGATTCTTAAATGAATATGTATAGCCCATTTCCTTTCTTCTATTAAGCTCGATTTGCACCAGCTCCCAGTCTTCCTTTGTGATTATCGCAGGATGGGAATCATGGACATAGTATTGAGGAACCTCGCCTTCATTCTTCTTTGTCTTATGGTTTAAGAAATCCACAGTGAAAGTCTTTTGAAGCAAAGCATCACCTTTATATTTCTCGTTTTGAAGAATGGAAAGAATTGTCGACTTAGTCCATTTGGTTTTACCGCTTGGTGTAATGATATGGTCGCTAGTCAAATCATTAGCAATCTTGCCAACGCTATCACCTTTTAAGAACTCATAATAAATCTTTCTTACGACTTTAGCTTCTTCTTCATTAATCTTAATCGAGCCATCTTCATCTTTTTCATATCCTAGAAAGCTTTTATAAGACATGGAAACCTTACCATCCGCGAATCTCTTTCTTTGCCCCCAAGTGACGTTTTGGGAAATGGACCTACTTTCTTCTTGAGCTAAACTCGACATGATGGTGATAAGAAGCTCGCCCTTAGAATCAAAGGTATTGATATTTTCCTTTTCAAAGTAGCATTCGACATTATGTTCCTTCAGCTTTCTTATATTAACCAAACTATCGACGGTATTTCTTGCAAACCTAGAGATGGATTTCGTGATGATTAAATCGATCTTGCCATTTAAGGCATCGTTAATCATTCTATTGAAACCTTCTCTTCTTTTCGTATTCGTTCCGCTTATCCCTTCATCGGTATAGACATCGACAAACTCCCAATCGGGTCTTCTTGCAATATATTTGGTGTAATAATCTACTTGAGCTTCATAAGAAGTTAATTGTTCTTCGTTATCGGTCGATACCCTAGCGTAAGCCGCGACTTTTCTTTTCCTAATAGAACCTTGAGGAAGCCTTGTGATGGGATTGATGGTCGGTTCGATTTTGGTCACTACTTTCGCCATCTTTTAAAACTATCCTTTCTCGCTTGCTCTTTCATTTCATTTGTCCAAGATTCCTTTCTAGACTTAAATTCAAAATGAAATGTCTTGACTTCCCCGTTTTTGAAAACGAAATCTAAATCCTTAGACTGATGGACTATTATCCTATCTATTTCCTTATTGAATAAAGCCTCATCAAATTTATCTATGCCTAAAGCATTGTTAGTAAGCTCAATCAAAGTATCTTCTCTAAGTGACAATGTCTGCGTGCAATTGGTAGCTCCTTTATTTGACATGGATGAGCAAACCCAGAACGCGCGGAATTTGTTTTTCTTCCTTACGTAGTTCCTATTGCAAGAGACGCATTTGATCTTCTTATCAAACGGTGAGACGAAAGACTTTTCATGAACATATTTAACTTTGCTATTTGCCTTTTTCTCGTTGGCTTTTTCATATATTTCTTTGCTTATGATTTTAGGATGGCTTTCGCTTACGTGATACATTGGGAAGCTTCCATCATTTGGTTTGTCGTGAGGACCATTCATCGGTCCGGACTTCTTCCCTAAAAGTAATTCCCCCGTATAAGTGATGTTTTGGATTATCGCCCTTACGGTAGAGAAAGTCCATTTAGCATTTTCCGGGGATGGGATATTTATGCTATTAAGATAACTAGCGATTTTCTGATACCCATATCGGTTTTCGGTGAATAGTTTAAAGATAAGTCTTATGACCAATGCTTCATCTTCTTTAATTTCATAATTGCCATCAACAACTTTATAGCCATAGAAATCATGCATTCCCCAGACTTTACCTTCCTCGAAGAATTTATTTACTTTCCACCTCACGTTATTTGACATCGATTTGGCTTCTTCTTCAGCAAATGAGGCAAGCAAAGTAAGCATGAGCTCACCATCGCTAGATAAAGAATGCATGTTCTGTTCTTCAAAATAGACGTCGATGTTTAATGATTTAAGTAATCTTGTGGTTTCAAGTAAAAGCGTGGTGTTTCTAGCAAACCTAGATATCGACTTGGTAATGATCAAATCAATCTTATGGTTCTTGCAGTCTTCTATTAATCTATTGAACTCGGGCCTATCGCCTTTAGTGCCGCTTATCCCTTCATCAGCGTATATCCCAACGAATATCCAATCAGGGTTACTCGAAATATAATCTTGATAATAGGATACTTGGTTGGCAAGCGAATGGAGCATAGCGTCTTTTTCAACCGATACTCTACAATAAGCCGCAACCTTTTTCTTATTCGGTAAGCTATATCTAAAGTTTCTTTTTTCTATTATCTTAGCCATTTATTTTTCTCCTTTCCTTGCTATATACATCACTCTACTTCGCTAGGAATTCAACCCATATAAGCGATAAATAGAGCCACTTTTGATACAATATTTTTTAGCTAACGTTTTCTCCGCTTTCTTAAACTCCAAATCGCTTAAAATACCTAGTTTTTGCATGGTTTTAAGTAAATTTAGGCTGTTTAGATAATTTCTTGCATCCTCTTCATACTTAACTAAATCAGCCATTATTCATGTCCTCTTTATGGTATCTTGACTTGATGTAACAAGTGTGGGAGCAATACTTCCTTTTGGAGTTAGTGGATGCCAAAAAAGAAACCCCACATACTGGGCAAATAAAAGTTTTAAGATTGTCTTTATTCCTATTCTTGTTCCACCATCTATTCTTGCAAGTAAGCGAGCAAAACGTTTTATTCGGATGCTTTTTATCAATGTTAAAAGGTAAGCCACACTCCTTGCAGTAACTAACTTCATTAGAGCTTTCGATATCGACATCATTCCTTTTACAAAACGATGCGACCGAGTTCTTGGATATGTTTAGGATTGAGGCTATCTTCTTATAGCCTAGACCCGCTTTCCTATAATCGATGATTTTTCTTTCTAATTCAAAGTTCATATCTACCACCTCAATATATGGAGAAAAATCACTTCTTTTGATGGGGGTCATTCTTAAAGAAAGCTAGATATTTTTTCTTTAGTTGCTCTCGTGTTTCATGAATCGACTTGATATCCACTCCCTCTATTCTTGCGACATCCCTCATTGACAAAGTTTCATCTTCAAACAAATGGAGCCTTCTAAGTTGAGTCGCAGTCAGCGTTTTAAGGAAGGCATCATACTTTGCTTCTTGTTCCAAACGTTCTACATAGTCTTCAGGGCTTTCTGATTCTTTATCTTCAAACCACGCGCCTTCATAATCTAAGCCATCTAGATGAGTCGTTTCCCAATAGCGATACCTTCTAGCATTATTTTCTTCTTTTCTTTCTTCTTCGACGTACCATTCACCAAATGCATCATCTACGTCTACTTCTTGAATTACTTTTCCATTTAAGTCTTTTAACTTGATTAACATTTCTATTTCTCCAATTCGGTTGTTTTTCCTGAAATGGAGTCTTAGAAAGTCCTTCAAGCCGTCATGAAAACATGAGCAAAAAGAATGAATAAAAATCCATTTCAGTTTGCATCACGTCCATCACAAAGACCTGGTGCTTTAATATTTAATTGCGCTAGTGTGATACCTAGGATCTAGCGACTTTGTTGAGCGAAGTTAAGCTAACCTCTCTCATATACTTAAGAACTTAGAAGCAATCTTTTTTCGCTCATTATCTAAGGAGGAAATCAAGCATCATCGTCAACTTCCGCCTCACCTATAAAAGGAAAGAGAGCGAGCGAATTGGAACCATAGTTCTCAAGTAAGTGCCATTTGCAACTGGCTATGGCTATTTTATAAGAGCGCCTAATACCGGCGATATATCAGCCCTGATACACTAAAAAAGTGGCTAAATATCGATTTTTTTCGTTACAAGGCATAAAAAAAGACCTAGAACATAAGTCCTAAGTCAATATAATGATTGTTTAGTGTATCAGCCTTGAAACACTTGTTATTCTTTTTTCTTCTTTTCTTCCTTTAATAAGGGCTCAACTCCCCTTAATTTAAGGTAGTCATTAACTTCATCTAACGATTTATCATACATATAAGTTAGTACATTCCTTAAAATATCACCTTCATCAGTATTAGGAATGTCACCAACTGTAGCTTTAAGAATTATCTCTGATAGAACCGGTGGCAAGTTAAGAAAAATGCATAGCGCTATAATTGGTCTTAATTCAAAATCGGTTTTGTCGGGATCAACATATCTGTTTAAGGTGGCTCTTGATATTCCGCTTTCATCAGCAAGTTTAGTTTTACTGGTTTTAAACTGCTCCATGAGATATTTGAACATCTCGCTAAAAGATCTTCTTTTAATCAGTTCTACTCTCATATTGGTGATACGTTCTTGTGATTCAAATCCAGCTTTCTTAAGTTCGGTGTTTTTGAATTTATCAGGTTCTCTACATGATTGAATCTCATAAGTCAAATCTTCCCTAATATCTCTACATAAATAACAAAAGACAACAAATGATGGAGAGTGAGTTAAGTCTACCTTGCTTTTGGCAGTTACTTTAAATTTTAGCGCGCATTCATCAAGATGAACTCTTGCATAATCAGTAAGTGTGCCTTCTTTCGTTATATATTTTGAATCGTTAAAAACGACGTGATTTTCGATGAATCTATATTTGCCAGTGGCAAAATGAATGAATGCTTTATTGCTATTTACTAAGTCATCAAAACCAATAGAATAAGTTTCGCCTTCTCTTAAGCTATCTTTATCGAATAAATAAGGCGTCAAGTAATGCCCATCAACATAATCAAATACGCCTTTTACTGTCGAATAGCCTAAATCAATGAGTCTTTTCTTTACTGCATATTTAGTGACGCCATATTTATCAGCTAAGTTTTCAATAACATGAGGAGCGTAATTCTCAAATTTAGTTCCATAAATTCTTTGAGTGTCCATTACTTCAATTTCATAACTATTAATTAAACTTTCTTTATTCATCAAAACACATGGAGCAATGGCATTAGCTTGGATTTCTATGTATTTTAAATTGTCATCTCCAGCAATGAAATCAAGACCGCCACTAGTTAAGCATTCCAAATAAGCTAGGTTTTTATTATAAATCCTTGCAAAGCTAAAGGCTTTTTTATGAAGATAGAAATGCAAACACTCATGAATGATGGTGATATTAATTGAATTCAAAGATAAATAATAATTAGCAGTTTCATCAATGACTATCGTGTTAGCTTCTACTTTTTCTTCCTTGTAACTATTGGTTTTTTCATCATAAAACGAAGCACTGACATCCATAAAATAAGACTGACCAAAAACTGATTTGTCTTTCTTTATTCTTCGAGTTAGAAGCTTCAATCCCATTCTTTTAACTATTATTAAAGGGTTTACTGTAGAACCACTAAATGCTTCGGGATAGTACTTACTTAAAAACTCTTTTGCTACTTTGTCATAATCTTCTCTAGAAATATAAGGTACCAATGCACCATCTAATGAATGCTTGGATCTTGAAGGATCATATTCACCTGTGCCATTGAATCTAACATCTTTTATGTTTTCGTTATCCATCTTGGCGAGATATTGAACCCTAAGCCATAGTTTATTATATGAATCCGATTCCATTGAGTAATGACCATCATAGTCATAAAGAAAAATGACTTCAGGATTAGCAATTATCTCGAAACAAATCGTATCAGGGGTGATTTCCTTATGTTCCCATACTTTAGCTGTTTGTATTCCAAAATCATTTACACCGAAATACTGAACCTTTGACAGGTGGTTATATCTAGGATCGTTATATATTATGTTTTCTATATTACTTCTACAAAAATTCTTTATTCGCTTGCAAATATCATCTTCCATATTTAGCAAGATATATTCTAAAAACTGATTGTGGTTCTTCCCCATCGATATCACCTGCTCCCCTTAAGTTTGATAAAAATATTATAGTAAAAATTAGGATTGATTTGAATTTCAAGTGGGCAAAGTATGAGAGAAATTTGGGCCATACATATTAAGTGGTAAGCTCACCCATTTGACTTTTCTGTTTACCAGGTTACCACATTATCTACAATCTCTTGCTGCTCATTAGCCGTTTTTCTTAAGTATATTCTTGTAGTTTCTATCGATTCATGCCCCATCAAATCAGCTAGCAAGGCGATATCGTTATATTTCTCAAGAAAGTTCTTTGCAAAACGGTGCCTAAAAGAATGTGGATACACAACATTAGGATCTATTCCAAACTTAACAGCGTATTTCTTTAACTGTTGTGACACACCTCTACTTGTGATTCTTTCGCCATATCGATTAACGAAAATATAACCGCTATCAAGATTTAGATCATTTTCAATCCATGTTTCAGCTTCAATTCTTAGGGCTTTAGGAATGTAAATTCTTCTTATCTTTCCACCTTTGGTATATATATCGATATATCCTTTTCTAACATGCTCAACTTTGATTTTAATAAGCTCACTTATTCTAGCTCCAGTTGCTGCCAGAAATCTAACAACGAAATACCACTGTTTGTTCTTTTCTTTCTTAAGTTTCTTCTTCAAAAATTGATAGTCAGAATCGCTTATAACATTTTCTAAAAACAACCTCTGTTGAACCTTGACTGATTTGATTTTTAGATTCTCTTTTCCGACAAACACTAAGTAATTATTGATGGCTTGGATTTTTAGATTGACCGTTTTCGCTTTGAATTTCTCTATTAGTTCAGACTTCCAAGCTAGCAAGTTAGTTTTAGTGATTTCATCGAAATAAAGAAAATAATTCTTCACTGCTATTACATAAGCATTAATAGTGTTAACCGCTAAATTTAGGCTAACTAAATATGATTTAAAATCATCCATGTTTAAATCTCCTTTCATGGGTGAGCATATTTAGTTTGCCTTGTTACTTTTTATAATTGCTATTATGAGAAGTTCGGATGTTCAAGTGCAAAACTATTAGAAAACATGCCATTCGAATTACCTAATGGTTGGATTTGGATTAGACAATCAAATTTATGCTGGCTTGACAATGGAAATAAGACTCAATCCGGTGAACTACCTTATCTTGAAGCAAAAGTTATAAGGCAAAATAAGCCAGATAAATATCAGACCTCTGGAGTTGTTGTTGATTCGAATTTTAAGTTGATTCTAGTAGATGGCGAAAATTCTGGAGAAATATTTACTCCGCCATTTCAGGGATACATGGGTAGTACATTTAAGATTCTTGATGTTACATTAGAAATTGATTTTCAGTATTTACTTTTAATTTTCGAACTTAATTTAGATCTCTATCGTAACAGCAAAACCGGTGCTGCGATTCCACACTTAAATAAAAAGCTATTTAAAGAAAATTTGATTGCTTTGCCACCTTTGAATGAACAACAGAGAATTGTCAAAAAACTTTCGGAATTTGATCCTTTACTTGAAAGATATCAGAATATCGAAAAAGAACTTAGCTCATGTGAATCAACATTTGAGAAAAAACTAAAAGCATCAATTTTGCAGTATGCTATCGAAGGTAAATTAGTTAAGCAAGATCCTAATGATGAACCAGCAAGCGTTCTTTTAGAACGTATAAATGCTGAGAAAGAAAAGTTGATTCAAGAAGGGAAAATTAAGCGTGATAAGAACGATTCTCAGATACCTCTTGGTGACGATAAGAATTATTATCAAAACCAATGGGTTTATGCCAAATTAAAATCATTTCTTATACCTAATAAAAACGGATTACCTGCTACTAAATATATAAAATACATAGATATTGATTCCATAGATAATAAAAAACACGAAATTAAAAGCTATAAACTAATAAAAGCTGAAACAGCAACTCCAAGAGCAAGGCGTATATTGATGGAGGGTGATATTCTGTATTCTATAGTAAGGCCATATCTTGAAAATATAGCAAAGGTTACTAAAGATTATTCTAATTGTATTGGCAGTACGGGTTTTTATATTTGCAGACCAATCAAATATTTAACAACTGATTTCTTGTTTATTATCCTCTTATCCCCATACTTTAAAAGCAAAGTTATGCCACATATGAAGGGTGATAATTCACCGTCAATAACATCAAAAGTATTAGAAGAAATACAAATTGCCATACCTTCTTTAGCACAGCAGAAAAAGATAAATTTAAAAGTTGCAGAAATTATGAGTATTTTAGGATAAGAATTATTATGAGAAACTCTTGAAAGATGATGCAGAAATATGCATTCCGCAGAGTTGGAAATTGGTAAGGTTGTCTAATATTTCAATTATTCAAGAAGGTGCCGGAATAAGAACATATCAATATAGGAGTGAAGGAATTCATCTATTAACAGTAACAAATATACTTGACGGATCAATAGATCCAAACATTTCAAAAAAGTATATAAATTATGAAGAATTTTTATCTAAATACATACATTTAAAATTAAAGAAAGGCGATATCGTAACAGCTTGTTCTGGTGGAAGTTGGGGTAAGTGTGCGATTTTTAATCTTGATGAAGAATTTATGCTGAATACAAGTACATTAAGACTTCGCTTTTTTGGTGATGAAGGAGACAACAATTATCTTTATATGTTAGCAAAATCAGCTTTTTTCAAGAACCAGCTTTTAAAGCAACTAAGCGGTATGCAGCCAAATTTTGGATATAGCCACTACAAAAAAATTATTGTTCCTTTGCCTCCTTTAATGGAGCAACAGAGGATAGTAGCTAAATTGAAGAAAATATTTTATCAATTTTGTTGACAATTTTGCTTTGTTCATTCAATGGCGGTAAAGGTATTCGGTACGATTTAATCACTTTTGGATATAGCTCTATTTGGTTTGTGCTTCCTTCACATTTTTCTCTATACCAGTTTGAATGATAGGGCTGATAAGAAATAAATAAACGAATTTTGAATTCATTTTCAGCATCGGCCTAACTACAGTGATATGAGTATCCCAAACTACTTGTTGTTCTTTTATAATGCTATTTGAAACATATCCTGTTCTTCCTACAGTTCCGCCACCAGTAGAGTTAATTACTATATCGCCAACTTTGAGCAAATATGAGTCAGTATAACGTATTAATTCGCTGGTCTCTGTTTTTAGACACCTATCTAAATGTATTCCATCCCATTGATTACATTTTTGAGCCAATACTAGTACTTTACCATTGTCGCTATATTTAGGAGTCTTTCCTCTTGAAATCAATGAACAGACATCATTCAAAGAAATAGTTTTCCAACTTGCAGGCAACTTCTCATAATAATTCTTATCGTCACTAGCTACGATCTCTGACTCGTGTTTATCACGCTTAATTTTGCCATCTTTGATGAGCTTTTCTTTTTCTTCTTGTATTCGTTCTAAAAGTTTCGAAGCAGGCTCGTCATTTGGATCTTGCTTTACAAGTTTGCCTTCAATTGCATATTGAAGAATTGAAGCCTTTAACTTTTCCTCAAATAATGATTCTAAATTAGTTAGTTTATTTTCTTCATTTTTATAATACTCTAATAGAGGTTCAACTTGATTTATTTTACTTAATATTCTTCTAGTTTCTCTTTCAGGTGGAATAGGAAAATATAGGTTGGCAAAACGCTCTTTACTTAGATTATAAAAAGCTTGCCCTGATTTTTTTGTAATATCCTTCATAAGAGATTGAAATAAAGGGCTTGATATAAAATACATGATTATTTCTGAAATAAACGAAAGATTTAAAAATGGTCTAAAAATAAATACAAAACCACCAGCTGTAACATTATTTAATTCATGGTTAACTATACATATTTTTCCAATGTTCTCTACACTAGTAACTGATGGAGTTAGTAAATCATTAATTTCAAGAATGATATTTTTCGGGACTAGGTTTTCGGGAATATAAAGATCGTTGTCTTTCAAAAAAAGATTAAATGGCTCTATATTTCCGCCTCTTAAAACTCTTATATAATTTTCTTTTTTAGCTAATACCGCCTGTTCTTTTTTGAACGAAGCACCTGTTTGTATGCTTATGATATCTTTTATCCTTACCCATGCCCAACTTTCAGGTATTTCAAAAGGAAGCTCATCAGTTATATTTCTAATTTCCTTGCCATTCTTCTCATAATAGCAATTATCATCGCCTTTATAGATATATGACTCATTCTTATCTTTTTTGAGTTTGCCTTCTTTGATTAGACGTTGCTTTTCTTCATAAATCCTTTTAACAAGTTCACTGGCAGGCTCGTCATTTGGATCTTGCTTTACAAGTTTTCCTTGTATCGCCAATTGAAGAATTGACTTTCTAATCTGATCAGCAGTTAAATTTTTAATTGTCTTCATCTAAAAGCTCCAATATCTTGTCCAGTGTTTCTTCCATTTCAGCATTGTAAGCAGCTCTTTTCTCCCTAAATTCTTTTATTAAATCATGTGGATCGAGTATTTCATCTTCCTCATGAGGATAGCCACATAAGTCTAAATTATAATGATTATCTTCTAACTCTTTTTTTGTGTATTTCTTTGCCTTTGGGAATCCATCGATAGTTAATTCTTTCCTGTTGGCCCACCACTCTATTACTGGTTTAAAGTGCTCTAATAAGATAGGTTTCGTCTTAGAGAAGTTTTTATAGCCTTCTGGCATGTCCATTCTATAAACCCATGTTTCTTCAGTTGGATGAGTATTTTCAAAGAACAGAATGTTTGTTGTGATCGAAGTATAAGGAGCGAACACGCTATGAGGCATACGGATGATGGTATGCAAATTAAATTCATTTAATAGCTTTGTCTTGATGTTGACTTTAGCGTTATCTTCACCAAATAAGAACCCATCAGGGATAATAACCGCCGCTCTACCATTTTTCTTAAGGCGATACATAATTACATCAATGAACAAATCAGCAGTTTCACTACTTCTTAATTCAAACGGGAAATTGCTCTTAATGATGTCCTTTTCTGAACCACCATAAGGAGGATTCATCAATATAATGTCGAACTTATCACTCTCTTTATAATCTCTAACATTCTTCTCTAAGGAATTCATGTGATAAATCTTCGGCTCATCAACATCATGCAAGAGAAGGTTTGTGATGCAAAGCAAATATGGAAGAGGCTTCTTTTCTATTCCATAAACCGCATTGTTGTATTTATCAACATCCTCTTCGCTTTTTCTTTGAGGTTCTAAATACTTTAAAGTTGAAGTTAAAAATCCACCTGTTCCACAGGCAAAATCCGCCACTGATTCCCCAAGCTTTGGAGCAATCATCTGCACCATGAAATCTGTTACTGCTCTAGGTGTATAAAATTCGCCTGCGTTTCCTGCGCTTTGAAGACTCTTTAGAATGGTTTCATAAATGTTACCGAACTCATGCCTTTCCTTGTATTCAGAAAAGTCTACTTCATTGATAACGTTTATAACTTGCCTTAAAAGGACGCCGTCCTTCATATAGTTAGAGGCATCTTCGAAGACGTATTGGACTATCCTTTGCTTTAGAGGCGTATCGGGAGTTATCTCAAAACGGCATTTCTTATAATTCAAATCAATTTCTCTGCCCTTGAAAAAAGGAAACAGAATATTGTTGATGAAATTTAACAAAGTGTCACCGGTAATAACGTTATTACTGTGATCATTAATAGCCCAATTGCGCCATTTAAGCTCGTCAGGTATCAAACTTTTATAGTTTTCATCGAGCATTTCCCATTCTTCTTCTTTTGCATCATAAACCTTCAAGAAGAACATCCATGTCATCTGACTTATTCTTTGGGCATCGCCATCGACACCAGCATCATTTCGCATGATATCTTGTATTCTTTTAACTAAATTATTAATTGCCATCGTTCTATCTCCTTATTATTTTTATCGAGCATACAAAGCATGTTGAACACTTTGTACTGCCTGCAAGTATCCATTCAAACCGCCAAACATTCGAGCAATCTTTACTGGACTGCCAAATTCATTGAAATCAGGCAATTTAAGAATTTTTTGGTCAGTAATGTCATCAATCTCATCATTGGCATATTTGTTGAGCAAAATATTTAAAACTTCCTTGCACTCACTTGAATAATGATTCAAGACTTCATTGACATTATTGTTCTTAGCTCTTTCACTTTTTGTCAAAGGCTTGATTCCATATGCAATATCACATATCAAATCAAAATCATCGACATCAGCAGGATACATTTTTCTTAGTTCCTCGATGAATATGCCTTTTTCTTCCAACTCCTGAATAATGGCTGCTCTCTTCTCATCGCTAGTCCAAAATTGAAGAAAATCATCAAGAGAAGCATAATCTCTCAATATATTTTTCTTAGTGAAGTCCTTCAAACTTTCCGTTACTAATTTGCCTTCGTTATCGTAGTATTGCACTCTTTCAGATAGTAGCTGCACCTGAACGTTATTTATATAAACTTTTTTCTTTACTTGATTGTCAGGGTCTTCACTATCAATGGCAGGCTCATCCATGACAACAGCTACATGTTTCTTGTCCTTATGGTATTCTGGATCATAATCAATATCCTGAATGTCTGGACCATTAAATTTAGGATCGGCGAATAATCTCGTAGCATTTCTAAAGTCCAAAATAGTGAAATACATCTTGCCATAGTCTTCCGCGATTCTCGTGCCACGACCTATTATTTGTTTAAATTCAGTCATTCCATTTTCACCGAAAATATTATCTAGCACGATGTTTTTACAGGTTTGACAATTAACGCCTGTAGTCATCAGTTTAGAAGTAGTAACGATTGTAGGATAAACACTATTATTGTCTATGAAGTTATCTAATTGCTTTTTGCCTTCATCGTTATCTCCGGTAATTCGCATTACATATCGATGATTATTAGCACATAAATCAGAATTTAAATTAACCAAAGCCTGGCGCATTCTTTCCGCATGGTCGATGTCCACACAGAAAACAATAGTTTTAGCTAACCTATCAGTGCTCTTCAAATATTCTGTAATTTTTTCAGCTACAAGTAGCGTTCTTTCATCGATGACTAAGTTCTTGTCGTAGTCCTTGACTCCATATTCCCTATCTTCTACTAGGTCTCCGTCTTTATCAGTTTTGCCTTTGGAAGGTCGATAACCATAAACATCGGTATCAATCGCGTACCTTATAACTCTATATGGGGCTAAATATCCGTCTTCAATACCATCTTTTAGCGAGTATGTATAAATTGGTTCACCAAAATAATCAATATTAGATACCTCATTTGTTTCTTTTGGCGTAGCTGTCATACCAATCTTAGTAGCTTTATTAAAATAATCCAGAATTTTACGCCAATTGGAATCATCTCTTGCGCTTCCACGATGACATTCATCAACAATAATCAAGTCGAAAAAATCTGGATTAAAACTTTCTTTTAATAACGCAAGCGAATCTTCGGTTTCATTTTCAGATAACTGTTGGTATAAGGATAAATAAATCTCATAAGAAGTATCCATTTTCTTATGCTCGACCTTATACATCGAGTTTTTGAATGGTTTAAAATCGCCAATGATTGTTTGATCTACGAGTATATTCCTATCTGCCAAATAAAGGATTTTCTTCTTGAGTCCGGATTTCCAAAGTCTCCAAATTATTTGAAAAGCCATGAAGGTCTTTCCGGTACCCGTTGCCATAACCAAAAGAACTCTATCTTGGCCTTTAGCTATTGCCTCAACAGTCTTGTTTATTGCTATTCTCTGATAGTATCTAGGAGAATATGAACCTTCCCCAAAATAATATGGTTCATTAATTACTTTCTCTAACTTTGGATATATCTCTATATCAGTTCCATATTGCTTGTTAAATAAAACTTCTGGCGATGGAAACTCATCCAATTATATAGTTTCTTCGGTGCCTAGCTTTCTATCATGGAAAAGAAAATTATCACCATTTGATGTAAATACAAATCTAACATCAAGTTTCTCAGCATATTCTAAAGCCTGTTGCATGCCATCTCCAACCCTGTGTGAGTTATCCTTCGCTTCAACAACAGCTAAAGGCATGTTCTCTTTATAATAAAGGACATAGTCTGGCTTTAAGACTTTTAATCTTTTTGCAACATTACCTCTTACAACAATTTTGCCTGCCGTAATAGGTCGTTCCATCGCAATTTGCTTTTTTACCCATCCAGCTTCTTCTATTGCAGGAGTTATAAAATTGAGTTTTACTTCTTCCTCAGTCATGATTTCACCACCCATCAGTTAATTTTTATATCGTATTCAACAAATAAGGAACGCAGTTTTCTTTTCACCTTTAAAGTTGGCTCATGAACTGAATTCTCCCATCTGTTTATAGAACTAAACGAAACCCCTAAAAGTTGTGCCATTCCTTGTTGGGATAAATTCATTTTGATTCTTAGTTCTTTAATTGCTGATGCATAATTGTCAACTATCATAAACCCACCTCATTATGAATATATTATATACATTTATAGCACTTTTTGCTATATAGAATGCTAAATTAATGAACTTTTTGTGAGATTTTTTCCAAAAACAAAAAAAGAGCCACTCAACCCCGTTAGGAGTCAGATGGCTTCGTGTCATTGATTATGCTTTTTGGTTTGCGGTCTTAAGTGTATTTATACTTGCCTCAATCTGGGTGGTAATCCAGGTATCAACATCGCCAAAGTTAATCTTTATGTAGTTTTTGATATCTTCGCTTAACTGAGAAAGAACGATATCTTTAGCCTTATTAAGAGCGATTAATTGAGCATCTTTTCCAAAGTTTCCTTCTTTCTTTAAGGCTTCAACATAGGTTTGAAAGACACATTTAACTGCATCTAAAACAATTGTGGTTGCTTCAGTTATATATTTTTCCGTTTTCTCATTATCAATCTTACTAGAAATCCATTTGATAAGTTTAGATCCTAGTAATGTGATAAGTGGAATTACTACTGCTGTAACAACACAGCTTAAAACATTTAAAAGTATCTCATTCATGATTTGCTCCTCCTTTTATTTCATCATGTAATTCAGTGATTCTTTTATGAGCGTTCTTGGTTGATTCCTCTACCTTCACCAATCTATTAGAAAGGTCGGTATATCTTTCCTCCAGGTGATTAAGTGACTTCTCAATCCTATCAATAGAGGATTTGATATACCCGATTTCAGAAAGCATCACGCCTTCGTTCTTCCCAGCGTCCTTATGGTCTCTCTTGTCGTTTCTTCTAAAGGCAAGAAAGGCAAAGACGATGGAAGAAAGGGTCCCTAGAACGCTTATGATTGTTAAAGCAATAGATGAGCTATCCATCTTTTAGTCCCTCCTTAAATTCGTATATTTCATCTAGATATTTTTCTAGTTTTGTATTTAGTTCTTTCCTTCTATTTTCATTATTCCAGTTGAGTTTATAATCGATTTCCTCATCAAAATAAGACTTAGGAAGATCTAAAGAAAAGACACCTGTTTTCTTATAATTTTCTATTTGCCCTCTCATTCTAATAACGTGATAAAACTTCTTCCCAACTTGAAAATCGCCATTAAAACAAAAAGCAAAATACTCATAGAAATTTGTTAAAAATCCTTTTAAAACCTCATTTATTTTGTAGTTTTTATAGGTTTCATATTCTTTCTCATAGTTCGGATTTAAATAAAGTAAAGTATCTGGAAGGCTTAAATAATCATCAATAAAGCATTTCTTATATAGTGAGAATCTATTCGTAGGATTAAACCTTTCAAGCATGGAGTTTTTACCATAACAGAAAGCGTCCATTCCATAGATATCAATTTTAAATGCTCCTTCTAAACCATCAACAAAGACATTGATGTCATAATCACTTTTATTACCGACAAAAGTACCATAAGCGATACTTCCACCCATATAAACAAACATCACTTTCATTCCTTTTAAGGTTTCAATAATAGTTTTTGTTATCTTTTCTATATCAATCGTTTTGAGTATCGTTTCTCTTTTAAGCATGATTCCGCTAGTCATCTATTCCATCCTCCAAACCGATAACATTTTCTTTAAGCCACTTATATCCAGCCTTAAAAACATCACCAACTAAAAAGGATTCATAATCTTCCTTAGGAATTAAGATATCGATTGTGTCGATTGGATCACATCCTTTATCTCTTGTTTCCTTAGAAATATATGAACCCACGCATATAACTACTTCTTTATCTATAGCATTAAGCGTTATGCTTGTTATTCGGTGATAACTTGGCTTAATCCCATAGCTTGAATTAAGTTCTTTTATAATCGCCATAGTAAACTCCTAACTAGATGTCGTTTCACCGCTACTAGAAGAGCTGCTTGTGATGCTATTAGTATTAACGCACATTATTCCTTTTGAGCATCTTACATAAAGTTTACCTGTAGAATAATCAACAGCTAGTTCACCATTTCTTGTCAGATTAGATGTTGTTGGAACTTTAGTGCCTCTTTTAACGATAATGGTCGCCATTAGTAAGTACCTCCATCTATTGTTGAACTTGGGGTTAAAACTTTAGAACTATCAATACCAATCTCAAACTTCTTTATCGCCATTCCATATGCTTCAGCGATTGAATAATGCATAAGAATTCCACCTTGAACAGTATTAGAATCAAAATCACTAGCACTTGCTTCCCATAGGCATGACCTAGTCTCTTGAAGCTCAGAGGCATATAGATTTTCAAATTTATCTCTATCAGCAGCGTTAAGATGGGTGTTATCGCCTTTATGTGAATTAAATGTGCTTGTTGAAACTCCCCCCAACTCACTTAAAGAAATATTAACTGCCCCAGTCTTACCATTAACTGATGTCACTTTATCAGTTGGACTTTTTAATTCTTGCCAATTTGCTAAAGTTGAATATGGCTCTCCTTTTAAAATAAAGGTTTTAGATAAGTCATTTCTAATACAGATATCACCTGTTTCAGCTTGGCTAAGTTTAAGCATCTCATTTTGACTGCTCACAACAAATGTATTTGTAATAGCAATTCTAGGAATGATGCTGCTAGAAAGAAAGCCATCACTATCAACAACTGGTATCTGGCCTTCACCATTTCCAACATTATATTTACTTGCCGTTCCTAAATCGAGCTCATTGATCTTGCTATTTAAAACTGAAGTTAGGTTATTAGAGTTTACAAATTCAAAGTAATCACTTGCACTAAGTGGATTTGAACTAGAACCTGTCTTATTGGCTTTAGCAATATATAAATTACCACCGTTTAAGTCAATTAAAGGTTCACCTTGTTTGATGGTTCCACTTGTACCAGTTAAAGGACCGCTTCCACTAGTAGTTTTTCTTCTAAGTTGTATTGTTGCCATTTAAATCTCCTCCTTAATAAAAACAATCAATTCTTTTCAAAGTATGAGTTGAACTACCTAATTCGATATAAAGATAGTCACCACTTCGCTCAATATATCCGTTATAGTTAGTTCCTAGATAGTTATAAGTAAAAGTAAGGTTAGTCGTGCCTTTAAGAGTGTTTAGCGAGACAGCAACAATGTTATTGCAGCAAGCAAAAGTAATAAGGACTGCTGGTTTAGAAATCATCGATGAGATATTGAATTTATAAGTAGAATCACTCTTAGTTGGAAATGTAAAGCTTTGGCATCTTAAGCCATGTTGAAGTCCACTAATTCTATTATTAAGCTCTGTTTTAGCTTCGCTTACTGAAGATAAGCAAACATTCCTTGTAGTGTCTATTTTCGTTTGATTGGTCTCGATATATTTAATTACTGATTTATCTAAAGTTAGTGAAGTTGTTGTTTTTAAATAACCGACCATAGGAAACTCAAATACACCATCACTTTCTAGTAAATTAGTTTGAGTAAGGCTTGGATAATTACTTGAGGTTCCTTCTTTTAAAGTAAGGCTAGCTTCATTATTTATCGTATCTACTTTAAGAATTACATAACCTTTCTTTGTGCTATCTAAACTGACTGAGATATTAGTCCCATTTTCGATATAGATCCTTCTTCCGTAAATTGAAACAAAGCCATCTTTAAAAGTGATCTTTCCATTAGATGATGTAGCCTCACACTTATCCCCTAAATCAGTAAATATTCCATTTGTTTTATTTGTTAAATACCAGTTAAAGAAAGCATCGTCTTTTGCAGTATTTAAAGCTTCATCAAAAGTTAACTTTTTAAGTCCCATTAGTAAATCCCTCCATCAAAATTAGTGATTGCAGTCGATACATTGACTACCGACTTATTGTTACTAGTACCACCATTCATCATCTTTATCTTGTCTGTAAGTGATGTCCTTTGCTCTCCTAAGGTAAGAGTACAACTAGCAAACGTGTTTTTATATTTAATTTGAGTAAGCATAGTCGTATATGTTCTTTTAGGAGCATAAAACTCAACAAAATAGCCAATAAAAATATTACCTAAAGGAACAAAGACATTATTTGTAACATCTAGATCAAAAGTTATCTGATGGTCATTTGAACTTTTAATGAGCTTTTCTTTTGCTTTGCTCTCTAGCTTTTCAAAGTCACTATCGCTATAAAACTCACTTTCAACATTCACATAAGGAAAGCGCCTATCATCATCTTTATTGGTAGTGATATTTCCATCAGTTAAAAGGTAATATTCGACTTCTTTTTTATGCTCTTCATTTTCCTCTTTAGGATAAAAGATACATTTATTCACGACATTTTCTTCGCTTTCTTTAATCTTTAAATTGCTGATAGCTTTTAAGTCATGACGAAGCTTTACGATGTGTGTTTCTTCTTCAATTATGATCTCGATATTAGAGAACCTTCCTCTAATGAAATTAACTTGATATTTAATGACCACACCATAAGTTTTAGTGATTGTTTCCATCAAATCTTCAATGTTCATTAAAGTATCAGCGTCATAAGTAAACCTTCCCTCAATATCTGAATTATAGGTAACAGTTAAATATCTAAGGTTTTGTTTTGAATCACTATTGCTTACAAATGCTTTTTTAATCGTGTCTGCTAAAAACTTACAAACATTACCAGTAAAAGAACTTACAGGAACTTTGATATTAAATATCTCTTTAAAATCATTAAGCTGAACTTTGCTCGTCTTATCATCATTTAAAGTGATAGCCTGGACGATGCCTATATAAGAAAGTTTCCCTTCTTTTAAAACAGCGATATCGCCTACACTAGCCTTGATTTCTTCTTTGTTGACCGTGAAGTTAGATTTTTGTTTAACCACACTATCAAGAATGATTTCAAACTCACTAGAAACATAGGCGTTATCTTTATATTTAAGTGTTATTCTATCTAAAAATATCAGTTTCATATTAATTACCTAAATACCCTTCTATCATTGTGATTGAGCAACTAGGACTTCCTTGTGTATTAGGAACGAATGTTAGTTCATAGGTTCCACGCTCTAAAAAGATGAAATTATCACAAGAAAAATCCTGATACTCATAAGCATTAATTTTTTCATTATTTTCTTCTATTGTTATCTCTTGCCTACTTGGAAAGGCATCTACAACAATCGTGCAATTATTAGATTCATAATAAATCTTGAGCTTACTTACTTCTATTCCGTCTTTTGTAACGATTACTTCAGGATTAGAAACCTCTCCTTTTATAGTGATTTTTAAAGGAGCTTTAGCATAACCGTTATTGGTAAGTGTCATCTTACCTTTACTTGAAACGCTATATTTGTATGGATAAGCAAAAGGATAGATCTTACCTTCCTTTGAAACGCTTATCGTTACTTCGCTTATAACATCCTTATACCAATATGAGAGCCTTTTAAGTTTTAGTTCGCTTGTTAAAGTCCCACCACTAATTTCAGTCTTTGATAAACTTTCAACTTCTACATAAGAATACTTAGTATCGTCGCTTGTGTAATAAAGTTTTAACTCATGAGAAGTCTCTAAAAATGATAAAAACCTTTTAAAACCTTGATATTTTCTTAAAAAAGCTAGATTAAAGACGATATCTTGCGTAGGTATTGTTTCATCGATTTTCTTATAGATATTATCAAAGTCAAAGTAAGTGTTAGTCTTTTGAAAACCTAGACCTGTAATAGATGAAATAAGCGTCATCGAAGAATAGTCGAATCTATATTCTTCTCCCAAATCATTAATAAGCCAAAGTTTCCTCATAGATAACTACCTCCAAGCGCCTCGTCGATAGTGTCGACATCAAATGTGCTAGAACTTGTATTGATAGTGACGTTGTTCGTAGTTTGATTATTAACGGTGCTATTAGATGTATTTGTTTCATTACTTGAGCTAGGAGTAAACCAACCAACAACCGTGTCTACGATATCCATTAGCCAGCCGACAGTATGATCTAATATCCACTGAACGCACTCGATAATTGCGTTAAGAATATCTAAAATTGGCTTTAATACGGCATATAACACTTCAAGCACTGGTGCGATTACTCTTTGGATAATCTCTGCTAGCATCGTAAAGAGTGGCATGAAAGCCTCAAGTATCTTCCCTACTGCATCAAGTACAGCCTTAATAGGAAGTAGTAATACATTAAGTAAAGGAACTAAAAGATTGATTAAGTTTCCTATCACTTCCATTACAAGCTCAATGATAGGCATTAAAACCTCACCTACCGCTTCAACTATCATGAAGATTGGCTCAAGTATCTGCATTAAGATACTACCGAGTTCCATCAGGATATCTTTGAATGTCTCGGTTTGCGTTAAAGCCATAATAAGAATGGCAATCAAAGCTCCTATTCCTAAAGTAGCAGCACTTATTCCAGCACCAGCAAAAAAGCCACTAGTTCCAGTAGCAGTTAAAGCAGTCGATAAGCCTTTTACAATCGGAATGATAGTTGTAATGATTTTTATGGCAGGTCCAATAGCAGCAACCAGTCCTATAACTACTAAAATCGTCTTTTTAGTCGTGTCATTCATGTTTGCTAGTTTATTTGCCCATTCACTAATCTTAGGAATGATCGAATCTTTAAGATAAGTTAAAAACTCAGTCATTATAGGGAGTAAAATCTGGGCTAGTTCTACTCCTAATGTTTGAAGCTCTTGTTTTACTTTATCTAGTTCATCATTAAACTTTGCAGAAGCTTCGACTTCTTCTTCAGTGATAACGCCAAGCTCCTGACATTCATTTCTAAAATTCTCAATGTCAGTACTTGAGGCACTTAAAAGTTGTTGTAAATCAGTGCCTATCTTTTCACCAAAAATATCATTTGCGATTCCAACTCTTAAGGTTTCATCTTCTAAATTAGCTAAGGCATTACGAATGATCTCAAAAGCCTGATCTACATTTTTACCTTTTAACTCATCATAGGTAATCCCTAGTTTTGTTAAGGCATCAGTTGCAGACGAGGTATTGCCACTAGCTAAGTCACCAAGTAATGAATTAGTTTTAGTAAAGGCTTTTTGAAGTTGCTCATTATCTACAGCTAAAAGCTTTGCTACATAGTTCCATTCTTGAAGTGCCTCTACTGACATTCCTAGTTTCGAAGCTTGATCTCCTAATTCATCAGCCGTTTCAGCACTTTTAATAGATAATGTAGTTAAAGCCGTTACTGCGCCTAGAATTGGTGCGGTCACATACTTAGTAAGATTTGAGCCAACTTTACTTAACTTATTTAAATTAGCATTCCCTAATTCATTAATTTTCTTAGTGGTATCTTCAAGTTGATTATTTAACTTACTAATATCGGCTTCTGTATATTCAACATTTCTTCTAAGTTGATTAAATTCCTTTACAGAGATATCACCAATCTCAAGAGCTTTCTTAGCCTTTTCTAATTGCTCGTTTTGATTTTGAAGTTTCTTTTTTGTCTCTTCTACAATTGAGTTAAGAGTTTCTTGTTTCTTCTTCCATAAGTCAAGATTGGTAGAGTCATAGCGTAAAGAGGTATTAATAGCCTTTAGGTCTTTTTGTTGCTCTTTAAGGTTAGCTTTGATATTTGTTAATTCATTTTGCGGGTCTTTTGCATCAAGGGTTAATTTGATATTTAAGCCTCTTACTGTTTCAGCCATTTAGTTACCTCCTTTCGCTATAAGAAAAAACTATCAATATCAGATTGATTCGCTCTTCTATTGGTTTCGCCTTTATAGAGTTCTTTTTCAATTTCAATAAGCTCTATATAGGTTCCAATATCAAAGTG